TTATGAGAGTGGCTAGTCGATTAGACCAGCAACGTCAGAGTACACACGAGTGTTCGGACGGAGTTCGACACTGTGGGACTTGCGTTGTTGCTTGTAGCCACGGCTGTCCGTGTACTCGCTACCAGCCTTACGGATGGACAGGATATAGGGCTTGCCCTGTATACTGACCGACCCACCGGAGTGTGGGTCAAGTAGGCTGATTGCAGTGGAGTCGATATCGCCGTCAAGCCAGTACTTAACTTGTTCAGTACCAGCTTTGTCGGTGTATGACTGTTTTGCCCACTGCAATGCAGAGGACAACTTGGATATGGCTTGTTTGATATTCATATGCTATGCTATGTCCTTTATGTTATGTTATAGATTGCCAAAGCAAGCAGGGGTAGACGCACCATAGGAGCCGTCTCGGCTTTCAGACTGTGGGAGGCTGGAGTGTAGGTTGACTAGGGACGAAGTCAACCGGAGTGACCCCCCATAGGGTGAAAACGTGACGGGTACGGTGCAATGTGTATCACGTACTCCCATTCTACAGTATTTTTTGAAACTTTTTTTATGTAAGCTTTTATATGGAAAAAATCGGATTATTGCTGTTTTTAGCCGTGTTGGTTAAATCAAATTCTGATATCCCAGTAGAGGATGGACAGCTAGGAGTCATAACTGCTCTAAATGACAATACAAGGCATCAATACGTCAATATTAGAGAGGGTGACAACTGGTGTTGGTTACATAATAAGTGGGAAAATGTTAGGATTGTTAACCCAAGCTGGAAACCAGATACACTAAATTATAGCCTAGATACGCTAACACTTAATAATTAAAGACTTAAACGCTTTCTGTTAAAGAAAATAGTAACTCTTGCAATTAGTATAAAAAGGGTTTTATATTTTTTTCAATATTTTGTTCTGATTTATTTATTAAGGGGTAACTTTCTGAATGTCAGTAAATTTAGACGACTACAAGAACGAAAAAGGTGAGTTAAGCTACGATAACCTATGGAAGGAACTGTCTAGGATGACGGGATTCCAAGCAGAAAAGCGTAGAGGAATTAGATTCGAGGAGGTACGCAATGCGTTCAATACTTACAAGGCTCAGCAGAATAATAGAACTGTGGATAAGGCTCTGGATTCTAAAGATGGAGTTCTATCTAAAAGAGTTTTATCAGAAAATGACGTCATAGACTACATAAACTCCAAAGCTAATACAACATTTACACTAGCCAAGGACCAATACAGCACCTATGATGCAGAAGAACCACGATATATAGCAGAAATTAAGGTCCGTAACAAACATTACGATGATTGTCTTATAGAATACGACAAATATATGGGTAATAAGGGTATAGCAGACATAAAAGGTAAACATTTTCTTTACATTGTAGCTGCAAATCCACATATATACGTATTTAACCTACATAAAATAGGTAAAATTAGCTGGGAAGACAGGGAAATGCCTAGAAATAGCCATTTTGGTGGGTATGATGACAAGAAAATTAAGAAAGTAGGCTATATTAACATAAACAAAGCGAGTATGTGCTATGACTATACTAATACCTAGGAACACTTATTATAATAAATCAGTAACATCGACATCTTGGGGCTATATTGTTTTCAGTAACAATTAACCACAAGGATGTAGGTCCTACAGACTACATAATCTATACAAAAGACGAAGCTTTAAGAAATAAAGTACCCTTTCGTCATTGGCAGAAAGCAGAACAAGGTGAGTATGCACTAACAGATGACGACTACGTAGCACGACTTATAAAGAAAAAAGAATATGAGGCGTCTAAGGATGGTAGAAAGTCCTATTATTTTAGGTTTCCTTTTGGCTATATTATGTGGGATAGCAAATACCCTACTAAGAAACTTAATTGTGGGGGTAGAGTTACTAATACTACTATGACTGGTAAGAACTGGTTAGAAGTTAGATGTGGTAGTAATGATTATCAAGACTTAGCATTCTGGGCGGCAGTAACAGAAAACAGAGATGTTGCCATTGACAAAGTATATGGTAGCGTTAGTACTGGTAAGCGTAGAAAACTAAAACGACATATGAGAACGGAGGCGTTTAAAACTATGAAAAGAGATGAAGCACAAAAATTATTATCTGATAATATGATGGATGCTGATTATTTCATTGATTTAATGAAACAGGGTGTAGAAATAGCATTAAAGAAAGAAGACGTTAATGGAATAAGGGGTTTCGTTAACGATGGTATGGAAATACACGGAATGAAAGATAAAGAAACAGTAACGGTTACTGATAAGATAGAAGCTGTCCAAACCAGAGCATTGATAGATAATATTAACCAAGAGGAGAATAAGTTAATTGCAACAAGGAAACAGGAGGTCCCAGTTGAAAATAACAGCACCATTGAGGAAGACTAGCTTTACTAACTGGTATATAGTTAGAAAAATGCTACATATAGAAGAAATTGATGAAGTAAAAGAATTAGTAAGTACAATAGGATTAACCACTGCTAAGACTCTAGGTGATAATGATAACTATAGAGAAAGTTGGATAAAGTGGTTACCAGATTGTGATACAAGTGAGTATAAATGGTTATACAACAGAATATGGAAATGGGCTAATATAGCCAATGATGATAACTGGGGATTTGAGATTGCAGGTTGGAAAGATAAGTTACAGTATACTTTTTATGATGCTCCGAGTGGTCATTATGATTTTCATACTGACTTCGGTGGTAAAGGGATAGACCATAGAAAAATTAGTAGTACAACTTTATTAACAAAACCAGACAAAGGTGGAGAGCTAATGTTTAAAATAGGAAATGAAGATATACCTATTGACTTGGAAGTAGGAGATGCTGTATTCTTTCCTTCTTGGGTAAGTCACGCTGTAAAACCTGTTGAGTCTGGTACTAGAGAAAGTATAGTATCGTGGATATCGGGACAACCGTTCAGGTAGACAGCTTTGAGGAGAAGTGGGCACAGACGAATGCTTTAAAAAAGCTGAAGTCGAATATTGGCTTGTTTGGCAAGACAATGTTCCCCACTGCTCTTAATAAAGAAGTACCTCCTTTCCATCACGAGATATATAAATCCTTGTCCGATGAGACTTTAAGGCGAGTACTCATTGCGGCTCCTCGTGGAACTGCTAAGAGTACAGTGACCTCCTTGATTCTACCCCTTCACAAGATAGCCTTTAAGCCATCGGGCGAGGACCTGTTTATGGTAATTATATCGGAAAGTCAAACACAAAGTATTAACTTCTTATCAAGGATTAAATACCATCTTGAAAATTCTACAAACTTTAAACAGATGTTTGGGGATTATGGACCCCAGACAGCTAAACGATGGACAAACAACGACATCGTACTGCATAATGGTGCTCGTATTGTGGCTGTGGGTACTGGTCAGCGTGTTCGGGGGTTTATTGAAGGTGATACTCGTCCTAATCTCATTATCGTAGATGATTACGAATCAGAGTTAAACGCATCTACACCAGAAGGTCGTGCTAAAAACAGAAAGTGGATAACAGAAGCTGTAATACCATCTTTGTCTGACGAAGGTAGAGTAGTTATGATTGGTACTGTTATATCCGAAGATTGTTTCTTATATTGGGCTAAAGAATCTCCAGCTTGGAATGTATTATGGTTTTCTATATATGACGACAATGGTAAAAGTATATGGAGCGAGAGATTTCCAGAGGAGCGTATCCAACAAATAAAACAGGAGTTTGAATCTGTAGGAAACTTAAATGGCTTTTATCAAGAGTATATGAATGAAGCACAGTCTCCTGACAATGCACCGTTTAAGCCAGAATATATAAAACTACATCATTATGAGTTTAAAAGAGAAAAAGGACAAAATTTACTCGTGCGTACTGTCGATGGTAAAACAGAGCGTAAGCCAGTTGAGTTATATTGTGGCATTGACCCTGCTAGTAGTCTCTCTGCTCGTAGTGACTTTTTTGTTATTGCTACTATGGCTATTGACTCTGATGGCAATAAATATATCGTGGATATACTCAGAGATAAGCTCGACCCTGCGATACAGCCAGAAACTATTATTAAGATTTACAAAAAGTACAAACCAAAAAGAATGAAAATTGAGACAGTGGGCTACCAAGAGGCACTGAGGAGTAACGTAAGAAAGATGATGCTAGACCAGTCTTTGTATATACCGGGACTAGAAAAAGGCATAAAACCAAGGCAAAAGAAATCCGAAAGATTGTTGTCCTTGGTTGCCCCACTCGCTAGAGGTGAATTTTATTTTAGACCTAATGACATACACGCACAGCAAGAGTTCTTGTCTTATCCTAGAGGTAAGCACGATGATATACTAGATGCTATCTATTATGCACTTGATGGAGCTAGACCAGCTAGAAAAAGTAAGTTTGACCCTAACTATAAAGAAAAGCCTAGAAAAGTCCTTGACTGGTTGACAATGTAATTTGTAAACTCGCCCCAATGGCGTACGAAGAAAGGGAAGACTCTATCCCAGAGGATATTGTCGACTCTACACAACAACTCTGGAAAACTTATTCTAATAAAAGAGAACTATGGGCTCAACAAGCCCAAGAAGATGCTGAATTTAGGCTTGGTAGACAGTGGACAGCAGAACAACAAAGAATTTTACTTGAGAGGGGACAAGCTCCACTCGTAGTTAATCGTATCCACCCAGCAGTAGAAGCCGCCAAGGCTTTACTTACTTCAGGCAAACCACAGTTTAGAGTATCACCTAGAGAGGATAGTGACAATAAAGTTGCTCAAATCTTTAATGGACTACTTGAGTATATGTGGTACATATCAGACGGAACTCAGGCACTCCGTAACACAATAGACGACTATTATACAATGGGACTCGGTGCTATGATGGTTTACATTGACCCTCTCAAAGATTTTGGTCGTGGTGAAGTTTGTTTCCACGATGTAGACCCATTAGATGTTTATATAGACCCTAATTCTAGAGATAGATTAGGTGACGATGCAGAAAATATTATTATTAGTAGAATGTTCACAAAAGAACAGGCTATGAAGATGTACCCTCAATATGAAACTGCAATAAAAAACGCCACATCAGATTTACATACAGATAGACCTACTACTCAAAGAGTAGATGATAAAGGTATTGTATTTCCAGAAGATACTGCAACTAAAACAGATTCTTCTTATCACGAGAACTCTGAATATATAAGAGGTTATGAGCGTTATTATAAAGTATGGGTTAAAAGATTTCACGTAAAGAACAATATAGATGGAGTTGAAGAAGTATTTGATGAAGACGCTATACAAGAGTATTTACAAAGACCAGCAATAAAGATAAATGGTATGCCCATTACAGATGCGAAAAAGGGCGAAGCATTGATTGCACAAGTAATGCAACAATATGAAGCAATGGTTCAAAAGGCAGAAATGGAACAGGAACCTGAACCAGAGATGCCACAAATAGAGGAATTAACATATGCCGACTTAGTAGAAGAAGGACTTATAGAGACCGTGTCAGTTCCAGTACAAAGGGTTAAGATGTGCGTCATTATGGGAGACAAATACTTATACTCCCGTATCTTACCTACGGAACACTATCCAATCATATTGTTTATGAACATACATACAAGAACACCCTACCCGGTTTCTGATGTTAGGATGGTAAAGGATATGCAAGAATATATCAATAAGACACGGTCTCTTATCATTGCACACGCAACCACTAGCACAAATACAAAGATTTTAATACCAAGTGGTTCAGTTGATATGCAAGATTTTGAACAGCGTTGGGCACAACCGGGTGTGGCTATTGAGGTTGATATGGATTCTGGTGCACCACAACCGGTCCAGCCCACACCATTACCAAATACACTATATCAAAACGAACAAGTAGCTAAAACAGACATAGACCACGCATTAGGTTTATACGAACTTATGCAGGGTAATGCAGAAGCGGCACCCCATACATACAAAGCTACAGTATCACTTGATGAATTTGGTCAAAGAAAAATTAAATCTAAGTTACAAGACCTAGAGTCTGGCTTAGTTAGAATGGCAAAGGTAGCTATTCCATTAATGCAAGAACTTTATCAAGCAGAAAAAGTAGTACGTATAGTACAGCCTAACAATAGTTTGTCAGAGTTTGCTATAAATAAAAAGATATATGATGACAAAACTGGAGAATTGAGCGTTATGAACGATATATCGAGAGGTGCTTTTGATGTTGTGGTAGTAACAGGTTCTACATTGCCTACTAACAGATATGCACAGCTTGAATTATATATGGATGCTTATAAGAATGGCATTATAGATAAACAAGAGGTTCTAAAGAAAACAGAGGTGTTTGATATGGAGGGTGTATTGAAGAGAACAGATGTAGTAGGTCAGTTACAACAAAAAGTTCAATCGCAAGAAGAACAGATTAAAAAATTAAAAGGTGATATGCAAACTCGTGAAAGAGAAGTGTACCACGCTAAGCAAAGAGCTGAAATAGAAAAATTTAAGTCGGAACTCGATAAGACGCAGACGCAAAGTAAAGCATCTGCTAAAATGTTCGAGAAACGTCTTGATGACGCTTTAGGACAAGCGAAGGGCGAGGTTCGTAGAACAATCGCCGAAAGTAGAAAAGGTAGCACCTCTGAGTCCTAACAGAGCCTACATAATCAAGAAAAGGAGATAGCAAATGGAAGACACATTGGCACCTGAACAGGTTACCCAAGATGCACCAGATGTTGCTCAAGTGCAACCAATGACACCTGAACAGGCGTTTGACCAAACTCAGGATAAAGGTTCACTAATAGATGATTTTTTTCGTGCAAATAAGATGGACAAAGAAGAACCATCTGAAGCTAAAGCCGAGCCTTCACCAGTTGAAGTACCTATGGAAAAAGCAACGGAAGAAGAATCACCCGTTGATAATGACGTCAAGCGTTATCAATATTGGCAAAGTGAGGCAGACAAAGCTCGTAATGAAAACGCTCAATTAGCTCAACGCTTAGAAGCGTTAGAAGCACAAGCTAGTCAATCTCAGCCAGACGATATGGAACCCATAGAAGAGGAGTTGACGTTTCCTGACCCACCGGCAAAACCCGGTAAACCGGCAGGATACAACAGAGCTGACGCTTTGGATGACCCTAGTTCTGATAGTGCTAAGTATTTAGATGCTGTTGATAAATGGCGTGATGATATGGATGAATACAACAGATTACATCAGCAGTATACTCAAGCAGTAATGGTTGAGGAAAGACAGAAGATACAGGAAGAACAAAGGGAAGCATTGAGGATTCAGGCTGAAAGAGAAACCTATAATAATAATATGAATCAGATGAAACAGCATCTACAACAAAACTATCAAGCAACTGATGATGAGATAGCTAAGTTTGTAGAAGTTATGGACGACCCGAAGAATATTACTGTAGACAACTTATTTCAGTTATATAGAATGCAGAATGGTAATGTTGGCAATCAACCAATGACACAAACTGCACCTAGTGAAAGTTTCGACCAAAGAAAAAGAGCACAGTCTGTGCCTACACCAATGGGTGTAGTACCCGGACAAAGTTCTAGTCAACAAAGTGGCAATGACTCGATGATGGATTCTATGATTAATGACTATAAAAAACGAAACCCATTCGGTTAACTTGTTAGTCGGTGGGTATAACTAGGAGATACTAAAATGGCAAACGTCTTTAGTAATGATACCGGTAATGCTTTACCTTCTTCACAGGTAAGTATTAACGATTCCCGCCGAATTTATAATTTTGGCGAAAGAGTTGCAGAGTTAGCTCCACAGCAATCACCGTTTTTTGTCTATCTTTCTAAAGTTGCAAAAGAGGCTACGGATGACCCCGTATTCAAATTTCTTGAACAGCGTCATCAATGGCAACGCCGTAACTTTACTACTAAGAACTGGGATACAAAAGTAACTGGTTCTGGTACTGCGAAAGATGCTTCAATGAGTGGAGTACACTTGGTTGTCGATTATGATAAATATGGTAAGAAAGTCGCATCTGCGGCTCCTCTTTACATACTCGTAGGTCAGGTACTTCGTATCGGTGGATACGCTTGTAGAGTAACTGCTGTAACAGCAGGAAATGGCGTGGCAAAAGCATATGATGCCGCAGACGCCGACACTTTTACATCTGTTGATTTAATAGCTTTGGTCGATATTCCAGACCAGCCTGTAGAAGCAATGGAGAGTAAAGGTCAAGTAATTGGTAGTGCGTGGGCTGAAGGTTCAACTGACCCTGAAGGCTGGAAAGACGAACTATACTCAAGAGAAGGATACTGTCAGATTTTTAAGACAGCTATTCAGCTTTTTAGTGGTTCTTCTTTAGCAACTCGCTACAGAGGAAGACCAGACGAATATCGTAGAGTTTGGGCTGACTGCTTAATGCAACATAAGATGGATATCGAACACGCTATGCTTTTCGGTATTGGTAAGTCTGATGAAGCCGCCGCAGGAGGACCAGTTAGATACTCACACGGTATTGTACCTTACACTGAAGCTTATGGTAAAGTTTTTAACTTTACTTATAGTGACTCTACTTATGATGACTTTATTGATGCAATGAAAGATTTCTATGCACCAGAGTCTGGAAACAGTGGAGACAAGTTGGTACTTGCTTCTCGCAATGTAATTGCTTTCTTGAATAAGCTAGGTAACAATGGTTTCTTAAAGAACACCATTACTTCTAGCTCTTACAAGTTAGATGTTCAGAACATACAAGGTGCTTTCGGGCACGAAGTTACTAAGATTAATACAATCTTTGGTAATCTTCACTTTGTTGCTGAGCCATTGTTCAGAGGTCAGGATGAGAATCTTGCAGTAGCTATTGACTTAGCTAATGTTAAGTATAGACCGTTACAAGGTAATGGTGTATCAAGAGACACTCACATCTTGACAAACATACAGAATAACAATGTTGACGGAAGGAAAGATATGGTTATGACCGAAGCTGGTCTAGAAATCAGTCTACCTGAAACTCACGCAGTTATGAAGTTCTCTTAATCGAGTTGATTAGGTATATTATGGGGGGTCTTCGGACCCCTCATAAGGAAGATATAGATGTCATTTAAAACAAGAATAGAAAATAATACTGCATCAGTCACTGGGTTTGACTTAACTGAAGCACTTGAAAAAGGACTGGAATATGTCCTTTCTGTTATAGGTCAAAACCCTGCTTTGCTAGAAGATTTTTCATCAACACAAACTAGTGCCGCTGATGGTGTAGATTGGATTAAAGATGCAAAAGGAATGTATCTATTAAATGTTAGTAGACAAGATGGTAATGATTATAGAGAAGCTAGAAAAGTTCCAAAGTCAATTAAAGATAAAATAGGTGATTCTTCTAGTATACATTTTGCAACAGCATTGTCACCAGCTTATTACATAGAAGGTCGTAAAATATTTATGAGACCTATTGCAGGTTCTGGTGCTGTAATGAAGTTAGAACTTGTTCAAAATAAAAATGGCTACAGTATAAACGACAATAACGAAAAGATTTACAATGCTGAGGGTGACGCTAGTACTCAAGCTGGTTTTCCACCACAGTTTAATGAACTAGTAGTGCTACACGCATCCGAGTGTATACTTATGGAAAAACTATCTGAGTTTACAAATAAGTTGCCTACAGATTTAGATTCTGACTTAACTATGTTTGATAAGATAGCAGATTTATCAGCAGAGATAAGTTTAGATACAAGTTTACCAAGTTTTACTGCACCTGCTTTTAGAGACGCAAGTGACGCTTTAACTAAAGCACAAAATTTAATTGATGGCACTACAATGGGTGGTGACACAGAAAATGAAAGCGTACAATATTGGTTAGCTGATGAAGATGAAGATATGGTACAAGCTACTTTATCAACTGCTAGTCAAGAATTGCAAAGAGCAAATACAATATTAGCTGATTACAACGCTGAGTTAGCTAGAAATGTTTCTTTATTTCAACAAGAATCTGCAAAAATGGGTTTAGAGTTATCTGAAGAACAAGCAAAGTTTGGAACTAAACTTCAAAAGTACCAAGCAGACTTAGCAAAAAATATACAGTTGTATAATACTCTTATTCAAAAAATAGATGTTGACTTTAAATATTTAACAAATCAGTTACAGATGGTGTCTAGTAAAAAACAAGAGTTTATACAGCTAAACATAACTCCTAAAAAACTAGATGTTAATGAGAGACAAGTATGAAACTAAAAGAAATGATTGAAAGAGTACAACAGCATCATCCAGATATGGGTGTTGTAGAAATAGTAAGGTCTCTAAATGATGGTATGAATGATATGGGTTTTAGAGCAGAAATAATAGAATCTATAGACCAATTTGACAGTATTGCTAATCAAAGAGTTTATCCATTAAAAAAGCATATTATTAAAATTAAAGCTGTAGATTTTAACGGCAAAACTATTAAAAAATTAGTAGGTAGACCTAAAGAAAGAGACTTGACATAATGGAAAGAGCAAATTTTAATTTAAGTCAATATTTATGGTGGACAGAGAGAGACTCTGTCCTTATTGCATATTATGACGCCAACTTAGATAAGTTTACTACACCTTCAGAAGGTGGAGTTAAAATAAACTTATTATACATACAAAGACCAGATAAATTTTTAATACCCGGTGAAGGTCCTGAAAGAGATGGCTTTGCCGCTAGTGATACTTATTTAGAGACTGAGTTAGATAGTAATGTTCAAGTTACAGAAGCTACTTATTTAAATCAAGTGTGTGAAATACCAGAACAATTTCACGAAGCTTTAATTGCTAGGGTTATTGCAAACGGATATGAAAGAAAAGCAGAGACAATACCATTAGCACAACATTTTATGATGAAATATGAAACAGGTTTAAAACAAGCTAAAAATTACTCTTATAGAGGAAGAGATGGTTCTAAACAAAGTATATCGCCAATGGATTTCTAATGTCTAATGTAACTTTTGACAAGATTACTTTAGCGTTTGATAAAATAGCTTATCCTTTTAACAATATACTTTTAACATTAATTAGAGGGACAGCAACAACTCGTGTTGTATTGCCTACTAAACCAATTCTTGTAAGAGTAGTAAAGCCAGTTTTAACAGTTACAACTAAAGTTGCTAAACCAGTGGCACCAACATATACGAGGATACAATAATGGCAGGGAGTTTATCAAGTCCTAATTTAGTAAAAGATGTATATACAAAATTAGTTTGGTACAATACATCTAATGGTAAGTTTTACAGAGACAATGGAACAGCAGATGTAGAAGTATTACCAAAACTAGTAGAAGGAAATATTTTAAAACACCAAACAAGTAGTACAGTATCATCTGGAGACTTGTTTCAAATACTTAATAATAGCACAGAGGTTTTCTCAGTTGATTACCAAGGAGCTGTGCATTTAAAACCAAGAACATCGGCACCATCTGACAACTCTGAAGGTACTATATATTATAATAGTAGTGAAGGTAGCTTACTGGTGTCTGTAGAAGAATAGGAGAAAACAGATGGCAAAAGTCTGGAAGAAACTCCAACGTGCAGACAGTGACTTCGCAGGTAATGTTACTGGACAGGTTGGGGGAACAAGTGCTTCTGATGTAAAAGACGGAGCAGTCGCAGGAAGTGCGGCAAAAACAATAACCGATGCGGCATTTGATAGTAATACAAAACTAAAGACAGCAAATGCGGCAGATGGTTTATTAAACTCACAAGTTACAGTAGCTAAAGATAGTAGTGGTAATATATCTTTAAATAATGCTGGTAGTGGAAGTATATCATTAGATAATAGTGATGTAGGTTTGAGTAATGTTACTAACCACGCACAGGTAAAAACTGATGGTAGTAACGCACCTGACATATTAAAAAATGACCAAATCACACTAACATCAAGTGGTGGAACAGTAACACTTAATAATGCAGGTTCTGGCTCTATTGACAAAAGTGATATAGGTCTTAGCAATGTAGACAACGAAAGTAAAGCTTCTATATTAGGTGGTACTTTTACTGGAGACATTGGTGGAACTAGTGCGTCAGATATTAAATCTGGTGCCGCCTTAGGTGCAACTGCAAACCAAGATAGTACATCTACAATATTGGGTGGAACATTAACAGGTGCAGTTGCTAACACAGCTACAGTTGGTGGTACAGCCGCTTCTACGGTAGCTTCGGGTGCCGCAAATGGTACAACAGCAATAGGAGCTTTTGATACTAGTGGTTCTACCCCTATTATTAAAATAGCTAACGCACCATCTGGTTTAAAGAACTCTGAAGTTGATGCTGACCACGTTGGTTTAGGAAACGTAACTAATGAAAGTAAATCTACAATGTTTGCCTCACCAACATTTACCGGTACAGTAGCAGGAGTTACTAAAGGACACGTTGGTTTAGGCTCAGTAGTAAATCAAAAAGTAGCAGTTGTAAGTGGTAAAATTCAGTTAGATGATGTTGACCAAACTATTGACGCTGATAAAGTTGGTGGTAAAACAAGAGCAGAAACTGAAGCCGCCGCATCAAGTGCCGCACAAACAGCAATTATAGGTGGTGCACCGGGAGCGTTAAATACTCTTGATGAACTAGCCGCCGCACTTGGCGATGATGAAAACTTTGCTACAAGCACAACTAACGCATTAGCAACTAAAGGTAAAGCACCAATGACACTAACAGCAGAAGATGTTGACGGTGATTCTACATTTACAAATGACCCAGATAATGAGGTTGTTGGTCAAATAGGAGTATTTGGTGGACAGCAATACGTTGTTGTAGACGAATAGGAGTAATTAATGGCTAGAGAGATTAAGAAGTTTAAGATAAAGGATTTAAAAATAACTGTTCCCTCTAGTGGACAATGGGAGGGTATGGAGCCTTATCCGTACCCCCCTTTAAAAGAATCCCTACAAAAGGAAGGTTATAAACCTGAATCTTATGACTATATATGTGCAGATGATAGTGGTAAAGTAATGTATGGTTCTCGTAGAGTTTGGTTAATGCAAAACGATATGAGTATGGACCAAGAATTAGAAGTTGATTGTCAAATAATGACTTCAAAAGAATTATATGCTGAGTTAAATAAGAAATTAAATGACGATATGGTTGATATGATTTCTAAAAAAGATAAAAAAGGTGATATAATTCCAGCGAAAAAAGTTACTACTAATGCACTAAAAAGCAGTATAACTAACTTACAGAAACGTCATAAAGGAAAATCTAATATAGCTGGATATCCTTATGATTACAAAGTAGACGGAAAAGTAATAGACGCAGGAAAATCTTAATGGGTTTTTGGGATAAAGCAAAGGGAGCAATAAAAGACGAACCACAAGAAGAAGTAATAGATTTACAAGCAAAACTTTCTAAACTAGAGTTGGTTGATATAAATTATATACACGACTTAATGATAGAAAGAACGTACAGGGGTAGAGAACTTGAACAAGCTACTACTACTTATTTAAAAGTTAAGTTTATAAAGACAATGTTAGAAGGAGGAATAGATGTCGAAGAAGAAACTAAAGATAGTTAAATGTACAACTCAAGAACTAGAAGCAGTTTGTACTTTATTATCTGGAGTGGAAGTTAAAGTTGCAGAAGGCAAATGGGTATTTGATATGCACACTAAATTTAAAAAAGCATTTGAAGAGGCGGCAAAAGATGACCCCGAATATAGTTTAGTAGAAGAGGAAGAAGTTGGCTAAAGTTTGGAAAAAACTACAAAGAGCTGATTCAGATTTTACCGGTAATGTAACAGGAACATTTGGCAGTAAACAATTATCTGATTTTTACAGAACAGACAATAAGCCTACTAAGGCAGATGTAGGTCTTGGAAATATAGATAATAGCAAGTTTGATTCTTCAGGTAAGTTTAAAGGAGAACTTATTAAAACAGATGGTACGTCTGTATTTAATCCTAGTACTGGAGACTTTACTGGTAAAATAGATGGTACTGATGCTAGTACTGTAAAGTCTAAAGCAGAGTCTGCTAAAGATGCTATTGATGGTAATGCTAGTATTACTATGGTTGGTGGTTCATTAAGTATTGGTACACAAAGTGGTGGTGTATATCCATTTAGTGTAGATAGCTCTGGTAATCTTAAAATACAGAATGATGAGTTTCAAGCATTAGCAGATGGTACTGTTAATTGTAAAGGTAGTTTTACTATTAATCAAGATTCTAGTAGTAATTCAAGAATAACATTGTCAGGTTCAGGTAGTGGTACTGCTGAAGTAGAAGTACAAGGTGCTAATCCAACATTTGACCTTGGTGGAAGTAGCCCACTTGGTACATCAACACTTTTTCTTAGAAGAGGTGGTACAGGTAATCAAGCAAGAATATTATTTCAAACAGGTACTACAAATAAATTTGGTATAGGAGTAAGTCATACTGTAGATAACGACCAGTTCTGGATACATAATGGAAATGGTTATTCTGGTAGTTCTCCACACCCTGAAAGAGTATTGTCTTTTGACCCAGATGGTAAAACAGGTTTCTTTTCTAATAGTAAATCAGTAGCTGGTTTTACATTTGGTAGTGATGGTACTAACAAACACGTATATATTAAAAGTGGTGGTTTAGGTATTGGTACTACAAGTATAACTGACAATGATTTAAATGTACACGGTACTACTACTCTTAATAATAATGTTACTATGAATAGTGACTTAGATGTTTCAGGTTCAGCTACATTTCAAGGTGAAACTCAATTTGATGATGCTACAACAGGTATTAGCTATGGTGATTTAAGTAATAAACCTACTATACCAAGTGCAAATACACTTTCTTACAGTACCAGTACTATTGATGGTAATGGTTACATATGGGTAATGCCTACACAATTTATGCCTAATGATGATAACTCATACTTTAACGCCGCTATTGTAGACAACGGTGCACAAGCAAGAGTTATGACATCTAGTTTAGAATTATATGCAAACATACCTATACCTACTGGCTATAAGGTTACTCATTTTAGATTAAATGGCACAGCTAGTGTAAATGTATCAATTTATTATAGTGACGTTACAACATCTACTGCAACATCTGCACAAGTAACATCTTTATACACTAACGCAGATAACTCAGTTAATCCATCAAGTGGTATAGCGGCTAGTAGTGATGGTAGGTATATAATATTAAAATGGCAACCAACTTCAACAGCACATCGTTTATACGGTGCTAGACTAACAATAACAAAAGTATAATGGCAAAAGAAAAATTATCAGACGCAAATCTAATACAGTTAACAGCTAAACCTACTACTTTAAAAACTAAAGCTAGGTTACCACACTTATTTGATTCTAACGATGTAGAACAAGATTCAACACAAGACCCTATTACACACAATGTAATGGATGCTGTTGAAGCTCTTAGAACAGATTTTAATAAACTATATGATGATGTACACCACGTGTATAAAATGTTATATAATGCTTTTGGTACAGCAGAATCTGAAAATTGGGATAGTAGAGGTCCAACAGGTCCTCAAGGACCAGCAGGTCCTACAGGTCCTCAAGGTGGTACTGGTCCCACAGGTTTAACAGGTTTAACCGGACCAACAGGTCCAGCCGGTCCTAAAGGTAGTACAGGCTCAGATGGTCCTGCT